CTTAGATAGATTTGTTGCCGGCGGCTACCTTAATAATTCTTTTGGATGGGTATAACATGGCAACATATTTGAATACAAGTCCGTATTTTATAACACAAACACGTAATAATTATCTAGATACATTGACTATTCGACCAGTAAGTGCAGAACCAGACGACTTCCTGTACTCGATTCAATCACAATACATGTACCGTCCAGACTTACTTGCGTATGACTTGTATGGCGAGCCAGGACTATGGTGGGTTTTTATTCAACGTAATTTAGATGTATTACAAGATCCTATTTTAGATTTTGTACCGGGTACAAAAATTTATATTCCAAAGAGTAGCGGTTTAAAATCAGTATTGGGATTATAATATGTTTCCTACTAATATTAGTGGTGCAATAAATTCTGCAACTACTGCGGTCAATGCCGCAAAATCAGCAGTGTCATTTATTTCTAAAGGCCCTATAGCAGCCTTAGGTGCTTTTGGGCTGGGATCATTAGGAGACAGCATTACTGGATTGTTTGGATCTCTCACCGCGCCATTTAAGACAACTGGTCTTAAACTGCCCTTGAAAAATCCTTTGTTTAGTTATGCCAGCTACGACTATGTGCTAGGCATTGGTTGTCTTACAGACTATGAACTTAATCATCCAGACACCACATATCAAGCAGGTAAGAAGTTTCCATTGATTGCTAAGAATGCCAACATAGATCCTTCTAATCGAGTAGACACCATCTATGGTAAGTTTGATTTTTATATAGACAATTTAGAAATGAAAAGTCTAATAGGATTTTTACCAGGACTAGGAAATACAAACGTTACTAATATGCAATTTACTGTAACAGAACCGTACAGCATGGGAATGTTTATCATTGCGTGTCAGACAATTGCACAAAAATTAGGACACGACAACTGGAGAGAAGCACCGTTTATTCTAACTATAGATTTTAGAGGCAATAAAGAAAACGGCCAGATGGACATTATTAAAGGCTGTAGTCGTCGTATTCCTTTTGCATTTACTAACCTCAGCATGAAAGTTACAGAAGCAGGCAGTGTGTATACTTGCGAAGCCATGCCATACAATCAAGCAGCCACACTGGATGTCAATTCTTTGTTCAAGAAAGACGTTGCAACCAGCGGAACAACTGTGCAAGAAATACTACAAACCGGATCTAACAGTTTACAAGCCGCACTGAATCGTAGGTCTCAAGAACTAGTAACCGCAGGCACAATTAAAATAGCAGATGAATACTTGATATTATTTCCAGTTGATACTTCATCGCAGGCAACTCCTGCCAGCAGTTCAACTAACAACGAAGAGCAGTCAACTGCTACTATTTCGTCAAGTGTGTCGGCTGACAAGTTAAGCGATTTATTTGGGTCTCTTGGTGTTTCTAGAAGCACACTTAATCAAACATTGATTCAACAAGCTGATGCATGTAATGCGCTTGGCAGAGCAAGTTTGGGATTTGATGTAGATCGTAGAGGAGATCCTACCACTGGTAAAGACAATGTTCTTTATGACAAAACTGGTCGTTTTAACAGAAACAAAGCAGGTATTGATATTAAAGAAAGTGAAATGCGTTTTACCCAAGACACCAGCATACCTGCTGCCATTAATCAAGTATTGCTGTTAAGCGACTATGCAAAGGAAGCATTGGATCCTGCAAATTTAAGTGACGAAGGTTACAGAGGATGGTGGCGAATTGATTGTCAGGTGTATAATATTTCTTCTAGTGAAAATATGGAAAGTACTGGCACCAAGCCAAAATTAATTGTTTATCGTGTGGTGTCATACAATGTTCATGCAAGTAGACTAACACCCCCTAACGTAAAAGTTCAAGGTTATGATAATTTAAAAAAACAAGCAGTTAAAGAATATAATTATATTTTTACTGGAAAGAATGTAGACGTTTTACGATTTGACATCACTATCAATAATGGATTTTCAGTCATCATGGGCGCAGATTCATTGCAACGAACTGCGGACAAAGTTCAAGGCGGCGCAACATCATCTGTAAATGAACCCGAAGCCAATGTCAACCCGTTGCCTAACGGAAATAAACCATCAAAACAACCAGGTGCAATGCCTACTATTGTAAAATATACAGGAACCTCAACCAGTTCAGATGGAGTTGGCGGCGGCGGCCAAGAAGGTCAGCAACAACGTGCCGCTAAATTATTCCAAGATGCATTAACAACAAGCACAGACTTGTATGATTTAAATTTAGAAATTATAGGCGATCCTTATTTTATTCAACAAAGCGGAACTGGTAACTTTACTGCACAAGAAACTGAGTACAAGAATCTTAATAGCGATGGTACTATGAATCATCAAAACGGAGAAGTAGATATTATGATTAGTTTTAGATCTCCTATAGACATTAATCAAACTACTGGATTATATGCCATGGGTGCCGGCAGCAAATCAGCTCCTGTGCTGGCTTATAGCGGATTGTATTGCATTAACGAAGTTGTCAGTCAGTTTAAAAGCGGTGTATTTAAACAAATACTAACAGGTTTTAGAAGACCACAGCAAGAAAAATTATTTGATGATCCTCCAGGACAACTATTCAATACAAAAAATGAAGAAAAAATACCAAGCGACACATCTGGGGGATACGATTAATGAGCGATACTAATCAAATTTCATCAGCACCTGCATTAGCATCGCCAGGCCCGTATATTGCTAGGGTAGTGAGTCATTTAGACAAAACTTACATGGGTCAGTTACAAGTTGAAATATTAAGAACTGGTTCAGGCAATACGCCTTCAGAAAGTTCATTACACCGTGTAAAATACATGAGTCCTTTTTACGGAGTTACTCCAGAAAGCGCAGTTGGTATAAGTCCTGACGACTACAACGAAACACAAAAAAGTTACGGCATGTGGATGGTACCTCCTGATGTGGGTACTCGGGTTATGGTTATATTTGTTGATTCCAACCCCAAAGACGGCTACTGGATTGGCTGTATAATGGACGAAGCCGCAAACTTTATGGTTCCAGGAATTGCCGCAACACAAAAAGTAGTTGAAGATCCTGAAGCAGATAATGCAGGAAATCTTGGAAGAGTTCCTGTTGCGGAGTACAATAAAAAAGCAGACAAATCTGGCGAAGATATTGGACAGATTAGTGTAAATCCTACTAATGCTTACAAGCCAAAGCATCCGCTGGCTGATGTTTTAATTGCACAAGGGTTGGTGTTTGACGACAGTAGAGGAATTACTACAAGTAGTGCTCGTAGAGAAATTCCTAGCATGGTGTTTGGTATTAGTACCCCAGGACCAGTGGACAGACGTCCAGGGGCAAAGCAAGCTCCTATTGGAAAATCTGAATGGAAGATTCCTAATGCATTTGTTAGTCGACTGGGCGGATCCACTTTTGTCATGGACGATGGCGATGACAAATGGTTGCGTAAAACTACAGCATCAGAAGGCCCTCCAGAGTATGCTAACCTAGAAGACGGTGAAACAGACGGGCAACCGGACCTACCACACAATGAACTTATTCGTTTGCGAACAAGAACTGGTCATCAAATATTATTCCACAATACTGAAGATTTGATCTACATTACTAATGCTAGAGGCACTGCATGGATTGAATTAACCAGTGATGGAAAAATTGATATTTTTGCACAAGACAGCATCAGCATCAAAACTGACAAAGATTTGAATCTATACTCTGGCAGAGATATCAATATAGAAGCAAAACGCAATTTCAATGTCAAAGTACATGAAGAAATGCACACCCATGTGGTTAAAGATCATATTTTAATTGTAGATGAAAATCAAAAAATTCATGTAAAAATGGATGTTGACAAAACATACGAGCAGAATTACACACATCATGTTAAACAGGATGTTAACAAACTATACGACCAAAACTACTTACAGCATGTATTAGAAGATGTAGATAAAGTGTTTGCCGGCGCATATCAGCACAAAGTAGGAGGAGATGTTGACTTGAACATTGGAGGTCATAATTTTCAAACCTCTGGAGGCAACATGGAAATAGCCGCTGCCAACACTACCATATCTGGCGGCAACATAAACTTTAACGGCCCGGCAGCAACCACAGCAAGTGAAGCTGTTGAAGCCGCTGAAGCAGTGTTACCACAACGTTTAAAACTACACAAACTATCCATTGAAACTGGTGAATACGATGAAGAAAAATTACCTCCCACCATCATGCGTAGAGTAGTTACTACAGAACCGTATGTTTATCATGAAAATATAGATCCAGTCAAAGTCAAGTCAGCAGAAACTGACAGAGATATTGATGGCAGATATGAGGATACTGACGAGGAACAAACATCGGATCAAAGTGAGTTTACTGAAACCATGTTGCCACCCCCAGAATTATGGAAAACATACTCTACACCAATAGACACATTTGATCGTCAGGCTCCGCCTGGGGACGAGGAGCAATAATGCCAACAATTTATAACAAAACCACAATACCTGCAAAACCGCTTGTTACTGAAAATGCATCTCAGAAATACAGAGGGTTTAGCACAGTTAACACCACTTCAGAAAACTTTGTGCTTTATGACTTTGAATTAATTAAACAAGATTTGCTGAATCATTTTCACATAAGACAGGGCGAAAGATTGATGCAACCTCGTTTTGGAACCATCATTTGGGACCTGTTGTTTGAGCCGTTAACTGAACAACTAAAAAATCTTATTGTACAAAATGTTAATGAAATACTCAACCACGACCCTCGAGTACAAGCAGGAAACGTATTAGTAACACCTTACGATACAGGTTTAGAAATACAATGTACATTAAAGTATGTTCCTTATAATATTCAACAGAGCCTACAGTTGAAGTTTGATCAAGCCAATGGACTACTCACTGCATAATAATGTATGCATATAATTTTAATCAATAAATACTGATACTAGGAAATATTATGAGCTCAACAGATAGACAAAACAACCTGTTAGTTTCTGAAGATTGGAAGAAAATTTATCAATCTTTTAAAAACGCAGACTTTCAAAGCTATGACTTTGATAATTTGCGTCGGACAATGATAGATTATATCCGTACAAATTTCCCAGAAGATTTTAATGATTATATTGAAAGTTCTGAATATCTAGCACTTATTGACTTAATTGCCTACATTGGTCAAAGTATTGCGTTCCGTGTTGATTTGAATGCTCGTGAGAACTTCTTAGAATTGGCAGAGCGTCGTGACAGTGTGTTACGCCTGGCACGATTAGTTAGTTATAACGCTAACAGGAATACTGCTAGCACTGGACTTTTAAAATTTACAACTATTAGTACTACTGAAAGTGTTATTGACAGTAACGGACGAAATTTAGCCGGTCAGTATATTACATGGAATGACCCTAGCAATGCCAATTGGTATGATCAGTTTATTAAAGTAGTAAATGCCGCAATGCCTACAACACAACAATTTGGAAATCCTAGCGATTCTGCTGAAATTTATGGTACGCCAACAAGTCAATATAGATTTAATGGTACAGGTAGCGCACTTCCAGTGTATGCATTTTCTAAAACAGTTGCTGGTCGTCTAATGAATTTTGAAATTACCAGCACAACATTTAAAAATAAAACTGTCATATACGAAGAAGCACCTAAAGTTGGAAATAGTCCTGCATGTATTTTTAAAGATGACGGCTACGGATCTAGTTCCGCTGGCACAGGATTTTTCTTTAATTTTACGCAAGGCAGTTTAAACCAGGGTACATTTGTAATTAATCAACCTAGTAAAAATCAGTCAATTAATGTTGATACACAAAATATTAATAATACAGATGTATGGTTGTACAGTTTGGATCAAAACGGAAACGAATCAGAGTTGTGGACTCAAGTGCCAAACACTACTGGAAATAATATTATCTATAATAGTTTAAGCAATAAGATTAAAAACATTTATAGCGTAGCAACTCGCGCAGGAGATTCAATAGCATTGCAATTCAGTGACGGCATATTTGGAAACTTACCTGTTGGAAATTTTAGAGTTTATTATAGGTCTAGTAATAATTTAACTTATACAATTAATCCAACAGATATACGAAATGTCAGCGTTAATATTCCGTATGTTTCAGCACAAGGTAAAAATGAAACGCTATCTATTAATTTAAGTCTTACTACTTCTTCATCTAATTCGGCGATAACTGAGACTAATGAAAGCGTTAAATCTAATGCACCTCAGACATATTATACACAAAATAGAATGATTACTGGCGAGGATTATAACATCAGCCCGTTATCGGCATCTACCCAAGTTGCAAAAGTAAAAGCTATTAACAGAACAAGTAGTGGTATTAGTAGATATTTTGACTTAACAGATCCAACCGGAAAGTACAGCAGTACAAATTTATTTGCAGACGATGGTGTCTTGTATAGAGAAAATTACTCTTATTCATCTAACTTTACCTATCTAACTCAGACAGATATTGAAGGGATTATTTACGGAGATATTTATAAAATTTTAAATGCTACTAATTTAAGAAATTTCTACTACAGTAATTTTATAAATTATCTCACAGTGAGTTTAGAAATTATATGGTACAATGTGACTACTGATAGTAATAGTTCAAGTGGTTATATTGGTGCAAGTAACAATTCTACACCTTATAAAGTTGGTTCTTATTCAGCAACAGATTTAAGATTTTTAACTCCAGGTTCGCTAGTTAAATTTGTAGTACCCGATACAGCAACACAATATTTTGATACACTTAATAATAATATTATTAAAACTGGAAACATAAACAGCAAAGGTGCCAAGTCATACGTATGGGTTGAAATTATTTCAGTAGCGGATGACGGCACGGCCGCAGGTACTGGTACATTGTCAACAGGCCTTGGACCAATTGTTGTTAATCAAACTTTTGATACTACTAATGGTGTATATCCTGTAATTGGACAATTAATTCCAAAATTTACTAGAACTATTGATGCCACAACAAGAGCCACAATGGTTGATTTAATATTTTCAAATCAACCATTTGGATTAAGATACGACGCTGGAACACAGTCTTGGAAAATTATATTTGAATCTAATTTAAATACATCCGGTGCATTTACACTGGGTAATCAAGGCGATGTTACTAATTCACAAAAAGATTCCAGCTGGTTAATCTTGTTTACAACTAATAATCAGTTTTACACTACTACGTCACGTTTTTTAAGATATGTTTTTGAAAGCGATAAACAACTTAATTTCTATGTAGATGCTGATACAAAGATTTATGATATTGTTTCAAGTTCTGTAATTAAAGATGAAATAAAAATTTTAAACATCAATACATTACCGTCAGATACAAAATCGTTTACTACTGATTTAAAATGGGACATTATAGCTCCCTATACCGGTTTGGATGGATACATTGATTCTAAAAAAATATTAGTATCTTTTGCGGATCTAGATAACAACGGAGTGGTTGATAACCCTCAATTATTTTTAGATATTGTATATCCTGGATCAGATATATCAGCAATACCAACATATATTGTTCTTAAGAGATATCTAATTAGTCAAGGACAGGAAGATTACAAATATGTAACTAATAATCCTATAACTGGGCCTGTAATTATTTTAACCACACAAAGCGCAATTGGTTCGTTAACACAATATGCTGACGGCCAATATTTTTATTTTAAAGATACAAATATTGTTAAAAAATTATATCTAAGTACCGGTGAGCTAAATCCAACTCTCGACTACAAAGTTTATATCGGTCGAGATAATCTAAGATTTCAATATGTACACAGTGCCGATTATGACAGCAGGATTGATCCGGGTGCAAGCAATATAATTGATGTATATGTACTAACATCTAATTATGATACTAAATTTAGGCAGTGGCTGCAAGGTGCAAATATTACAAAGCCGTTACCTCCTAGCTCTAACGAATTAGATAGCTTATTAGGTCCCAATTTAAATTTAATTAAATCTATATCTGATGAAATCATTTATCATCCAATAAATTATAAATTATTATTTGGAAGTGCTGCCGAAGCAAGTTTACAAGCAACATTTAATGTAATTAAAAATGTTGACTCAACAGTTTCTAATTCAGATATCATATCAAGAATATTAACGGCAATTAATCAGTTCTTTGCGTTAGACAATTGGAATTTTGGCGACACATTTTATTTCACAGAGCTGTCAACATACATAATGAGTCAGTTATCACCAGATATTACAAATTTTGTTATCGTTCCAAAACAAGAAAATCAATACTTTGGTAGTTTGTTTGAGATACAATGCCCTAGCGACCAAATATTTTTAAGTTGCTGTACATCTGACGATATAATAATTGTATCAGGATTCACATCAGGTAATCTTAAAACTGTTACTGGAAATGCATTAGCATCTGTTACATCTTCACAAAACATTACTAGTGCAACTAATGGAGTAAACAATGGTTAAAAAAACCAACCCAGTTGGAAAAACCGGCCTTAGTGCAAATCTATTACCTGGTTTTTATCAAACACCAGCAAATAAAAAGTTTTTACAAGCCACTATTGACCAGCTATTTCAGCCAGGAACAGTAGATAAAGTTAATGGTTATATTGGCCACCAAAATTCTAAAGCATCCGTTGCATCTGATATATTTGTTGCTTCTCCTGAAAAATCTAAACAAGATTATCAATTAGAACCCGGAGTAGTTATTAAAGACTCTCTTGACAATATTGTATTCTTTAAAGACTACATTGACTATGTTAATCAACTTAATGTGTTTGGAGCAAACACAACTAACCATGCACGTATCAATAGTCAAGAATTTTATTCTTGGGACCCACACATTGACTGGGATAAGTTTGTTAATTTTCAAAGCTACTACTGGTTACCATATGGCCCAGATTCAATAGAAATTTTTGGCCAAAAACAAGAAGTTACCAGCACATATACTGTGGAATTGCAAGAAATTGGAGCAGACTATCAATACATTTTTACTCCAGACGGATTAACACGGGATCCGCTAATAACGCTATATAGGGGACAAACATATAAGTTTGAAATCACCAGCCCTGCCCATCCTTTTTCAATTAAGTTAGTGCGTAGTGTAGGAAAATTTAATAGATATACTAATAACGACATTGACAACTATGCTGTTGAAAATGGAACAATAACTTTTAAAGTTCCGTTAGATTCTCCAAGCATACTATATTATCAAAGCGAAGCAGATATAGATGTAGGTGGCGTGTTTCAAATCCAAGACATTGATGAGAACACGTATATCAATGTTGAAAAAGACATTTTAGGTAAAAAAACATATTTTGTAAATGAAACAATTCCGTTGAGTAACGGAATGAAAGTTCGATTTGGTGGTCGAGTAGAACCTGAACTATATGCTACTGGACAATTCTATGTTGAAGGTGTGGGATCTGCTATAAAACTAATTCCTGAAAGCATATTAGAAATTATAGGGCCGTACACAACATCAGAAGCAATTAAATTTGATGCAACACCTTTTGATAATGGACCGTTCAGTGATGCCACGGGCTATGCCAGTGTATTAGATCATGTTGTGATCAATCGAGCAAGTAGAGACCGAAATCCGTGGTCACGTTATAATCGATGGTTTCACAAAGACGTTATTTCATTAACTGCATCTTACAACAAAACTGTTACTAATATAGATCAGCTAGCTCGCGCAACCAGACCTATTATTGAATTTCAAGCAGATTTGAAATTATTTAATTTTGGAACACTTGCAGGCCCCGATGTTAATTTAATTGATACGTTTACTACTGATATTTTTTCAACAATTGAAGGATCGGCTGGTTATAGTGTTGATGGTGTTGCATTATCTCAGGGACAAATAATTTTGTTTACCGCAGATACTGATCCACTGGTAAACAATAAAATTTACCGTGTTGACTTTTTGCAATTGCAACATCTTGCTACTAGCACTAAACAAATACACTTGGTAGAAATTTCAGCACCTATTGCACACCAATCAGTTTTAGTTAAGAATGGTATTAAAAATCAAAGTTTATCTTATTGGTTTGATGGCACTACTTGGAAAAAATCTCAGCAAAAAATTAATACTAATCAAAATCCTCAATTTGATGTGTATGACAAAGACGGTGTAAGTTTTGGAGATACCTCGGTGTACCAGGGGTCAACTTTTACTGGAACATCGTTATTTTCTTACAAAAAAGGAACTGGTATCTCAGACAAAGTTTTAGGATTTCCATTAACTTACAAGAATGTGAGTAATATTGGAGATATTGTCTTTAACTTTGATTTAGGATCAGACAGTTTTGAATATAAACAAGATTTATCTGTTGTTTCTAAAAATATAGATGTTGGTTATCTATTGACACATAATTACTCTGGCGAATATGTTTTTGTAAACGGTTGGAAAACTAGTTCAGTTACTAACATACAGGCCGCTGTTAGAATATATAAGAATTCTAACAAAACAAATAATTTTGAAATTGATATTTTTGACAATATTGATAATCTTACAGATTTAATAGTTAAAGTTTATGTAAACGGAAAACGTCTATCACCAACACTATGGTCTATTATCGATACACCTGTGTATAAAAAAGTTGTATTAATATCTGATATAACTGTAGACGATGTTTTAACAATTAAGGCATTTGCGGCTCAACCAATTAACTCAAACGGGTTTTATGAATTACCAGTTAATTTACAAAATAATCCCTTAAACGATGAGATTGGAAATTTTACGTTGGGTGAAGTATTAGACCATGTAAATTCAATAGTAGATAATTTAACTATTTTTTCAGGAGTATTTCCAGGCGTTGGAAATTTACGAGATTTAGGAAATGTTACTGCGTACGGAACAAAGTTTGTACAACATAGCGGGCCTTTAAGTTTAAGTTTGTATCATATCACTTCAGAAGATAATAATGTAATTAAAGCAGTTGATCAAGCAAGAGACGATTATAACGCATTTAAAAGAGCATTCATTGACACTGCTAGCAACATAGGTGTTGATGGAGATCCAGTTTCTCTTGTAGACCTGATTTTAGAAAAACTTAACAGAAATAAACCAAACACTAGCCCGTATTATTTTAGTGATATGG